TGGCTGCTGTTGGCGGTCGACCGTGCCCGCCACCATCCTTTCATGCGCGGGGGTTTCGGGGGTGGGGTATCCCTCCGAGGGGTATGCAAAGAGGTGAGGCATGGGTGAGCGTGGGCCGAAGCCGCAGTCGGCGAACGTGCATTTGCTCAAGGGCAATCCGAGCAAGAAGCCCCTTGCCCAGCTGCTCGGGGAGTTCAAGCCCGAGGTCGAGATCCCGGATTGCCCGTCCTTCTTGTGGGAAGAGGCGGTAAATGAATGGGGTCGGTGTACGGTCGACCTGGAGAAATACGGCCTGGTTTCGCACCTCGACCGCGGGCTGCTGGCGATGATGTGTCAGGAGTGGGCCCGCTACGTCTGGGCGGAGAACCGCATTACTGAGAAGAACAAGGCGGACCCGAATGGCGAGGCCGGGCTGATCGACACGGCGCCGTCCGGTTATCGGATGCCTTCTGTCTATGCCCAGATATCGCGTCGTTCCCTTGAGACCTACGAGAAATTATGCGCGCATTTCGGGATGAGTCCAAGCAGCCGGTCGCGCGTCACGGTGTCGGACAATCAACCGTGGCTGCCGGGGTTCGGGCCGAAGCACGCCCCGGACGAGCCCGAAAACAAGCCCCCAACCGGGCTCGCCGCGTTCGCGAAACCGTAGCACAGGGCGATTTTGCTGCCCGCTCGACCCGGTATGCGCGGGCAGTAGTAGCTGGGAAGATCATTGCCGGGAAGTGGGCGAAGGCCGCTTGCCAGCGGCAACTGGACGACCTGGAACGGAGCGCTTGCGATCCCGCCTGGCCGTACGTTTTCAACGCCGTGGAGGCGGCGCGCTGGTGTGGCTTTCTAGAACGGTTGCCGCACGTCAAGGGCGACTGGGCAAAACCGACGCTGGTCGATGGTCGGTGGGTTTGTCCAAAGATTCAGCTTGAGGATGTGCAGGTTTTTTTTATTGCCGTCTTGTTTGGCTGGCAGCACAGGCAGACCGGGTTTCGGCGTTTCCGCCGGGCGTATCTCGAGGAGGCGCGCAAGAACACGAAATCGACGCTCCTCGCTGGCATCGGCCTGGGCATGCTCTCGATCGATGGCGAGCAGGGCCCCGAAGTCTACGCCACCGCGACGAAGAAGGATCAGGCGAAAATCGTCTGGGAGCTCGCGACCGAGATGGTGCGGCGCGAGCCCGAATTCCGGACGCTTGGCGTCGGGTTCAACAAGAGCCTGATCTACAGCACTCAGGCGGCAGGTAAATTCCAGCCGCTTGCGCGTGATTACGGGTCGCTCGACGGGCTCAACACAAGCTGCTTCATTTCGGATGAGCTGCACGCGCAGAAGGACCGGCGGCTCTACGACGTGCTGGACAGCTCGACCGGTGCGCGTTCGCAGTCGCTTGGGATCGGGATCACGACGGCCGGCACGGACCGCTCCGGCGTGTGCTACGCGCAACGCACCTATGTCACCAAGATTCTGAACACGGTGCTGCACCGACATGGTGGGATGGGTTACCGGGTCGAGGGACACGCGGCGGTAGACGAGACTTACTTCGGCATCATTTACACGTTCGACACCGGTTACGCGGACGGGCGGGCGGACGACGACTGGGGCGACGAGCGGGTGTGGTCCAAGGCCAACCCGATGCTGACGGCGGTCTATAACGCCGGTTACGCGGCGACGCTGCTGGCCGATATGCGCGCGCACTGCCAGAAGGCGCGCACGATGCCCTCGGAACAGGCTGAGTTCCGTACCAAGCGCTGCAATCAGTGGCTGAACGCGGACACCGCCTGGATGGACATGCACGCATGGAATGCGTGTGCGGATCCGGAGCTATCTGAAGACGAGTTCACTGGTGCGGATTGCACTGTCGGTCTCGACGCGGCGTTCAAGACCGACATCTTCGCCAAGGCGAAGATCTTCGAGCGGGACGGGCATTACTACGCCTTCATGCAGTATTTTGCGCCGGCGCGCATGGTGCAAATGTCCGGCAACGAGCACTTCGCCGGATGGGCAGCGGAAAAACTGATCGACGTATCGTCCGGCGAGGTGGTGGACGTCGAGCGAGTGAAAGACGCGCTGCGATCGGACGCGAAAAAGCACACCGTTGTCGAGGTGCCGTTCGATCCGGCGCAGTTGACGCAGTTCGCTTCCGAGATGATCGGGGAAGGCTACACGATGGTCGAGATCCGGCCGACGGTCCTCAACTTCTCCGAGCCGATGAAACGCCTGCAGGAACTCGTGCTCCAGCGCCGTCTGCACCATAACGGCGACCCGGTGCTCGAGTGGATGATGTCGAACGTGATCTGCCACCGCGACCACAAGGACAACATCTACCCGAACAAGGACAGGCCCGAGAACAAGATCGACGGCCCGGTCGCACTGATCATGGCGCTCGCGCGGATGCAGGTCCCGGTGGAGTCCGGAACGATCGAGAACGCTTTCGTGGAGACGTGATGATCAGCCAGGCGTTGAATTGGATCGGGCGACGGATGCAGGCGCCGGCGGAGCCGGCGGAGCGGATTGCGCCGAGGTTGAACATCGTCAACGCCGGCGAGCAGTACGTGCTCTCCGACCGCGAGGCGATGGCGGAGATTTTCCAGGTCCCGAGCTACGCGGGGCCGCCGGTGACGACGGCGTCGGCGATGCGGGTGACGGCGGTCTACGCCTGCATCACGCTGATCGCCGGCGCGATTGCGTCGATGCCGGTCGGATTCTACCAGCGCACGGATGACACCGACGGTCGCAAGCGCGTCAAGCATCCGCTGTGGTGGCTGTTCAACGGGCGGCCGTCGCCGCTGATCCCGGCGGCGGTGTTCTGGGAATACGTGATCGCGACCAAGATTCTGCACGGCGACGGCTTCGCGCTGATCGTGCGCAACCGAATGGGCGAGATCCTGGAGCTGATCCCGCTGTCGCCGCTGGAGGTCGCAATCGAGCGCGTTGCCAATCAGCTCGTCTACGTCGTCAACTCGCCGGAGCTGGGCAAGCCGTTCGGGGTGAGTCGCGACGACATGCTGCATTTTCACGGCTTCGGGTTCAATACCCGAAGCGGGCGCGGGCTGTCGGTGATCCAGCACGTCGCGCGCCAGGCGATCGGGAACGCGCTCGGCGCCGATGAGTTTTCGGGCCGGTTCATGGCCAACAGCGCGCAGCCGAGCCATGTCATCACCTATCCGGCCGGCGTCAAGGACGAGCAGATCACGGCGCTCAAGGAACGCTGGGCGGAACGCCGGGCGGGCGTCGCGCACGCCGGCAAGCCGCTGATCCTCACGAACGGCGCGACCGTCAAGGAACTGACGATGACGCTCGAGGACGCGCAGATGCTCGAGACGCGGCGATTCACGGTCGAGGACATCGCGCGGGCGCTCGGCGTGCCGCCCTTCATGATCGGCGCCACTGACAAGACGACGTCCTGGGGGTCCGGCGTCGAGCACATGGGCCAGGGCTTCGTCACCTTCACGCTGACGCGGCATCTCAACCCGGCCGAGCAGGAGATCGAGGAGAAGTGCATCCGCGACCAGACGCACTTCGTCGAGTTCAACGTCAACGGCTTGCTGCGCGCCGACCTCAAGGGCCGCGGCGACTACTACCGCCAGGCGGTGGGCGGATCGCAGGGCCCGGGTTGGCTTAAGGTCAACGAGATCCGGCGGCTCGAGAACGAGGAGCCGGTCGATGGCGGTGATGAGCTTTTCAAACCGAGTCCCAACCAACTGGAGAGACGCGATGCAACGAAACAACCGGCTGCTCAGCCTGATTCGCGATAACCTCGCCGCGCCGCGCGATGTGCGCGTGGTCAATCAGGACGACGAGGCGACGATCTACCTGTACGACGTGATCGATTCCTGGTTTGGGATTTCGGCCGCCACGTTCGTCAAGACGATCAACGAGATCAAGGCGCCGCGCATTCATCTGCGCATCAACTCGCCGGGCGGCGACGTATTCGAGGCGCGCGCGATGGCGACTGCGATCCGCGAGCACCGCTCCGAAATCATCGCTCACGTCGACGGCATGGCGATATCGGCCGCGACCTGGGTCACGATCGCCGCGAAAGAGGTCGAGATGAGCGAGGGCGCGTTCTTCATGATTCACCAATCCTGGGCGTTCGCGATGGGCAACGCCGAGGACATGGCCAAGATGGCCGACCTGCTCACCAAGATCGACGATGCGATCGCGGCTGACTACGTTAAAAAGACGCGCAAGGAAAAAGCGCAGGTCGACGAGTGGATGCGCGCCGAGACCTGGTTCACCGCGGCGGAAGCGAAAGAGGCCGGATTCGTGGACCGGGTCGCGGCGTCTGGCGCGAACGCCGGCAACACCTGGAATCTCGGCGCCTACAAGAACGCACCAAAGGCCTTGACCGAACGGCCCGCGCCGCCGGCAACGCAGACCTACGACCGTGAAGCGCTCGAGCGCAAGCTCGGGCTCTTCGAGAGAATCGCCGCCTAGTCGCTCTCGCAGAAGACGGGCAACGATAGGGGCCGCTTTCGGGCGGCCCTTTCATTTCAACCAACCGAAAAGGAGCAGCTCATGCAATCGATCCAAGCCCTGCGGGAGCGCCGGGCGCACTTCGCGCGCGAAACCCGCACACTGATGGACAACCACCCGGCCGGGAAATGGGGGCCGGAGCAGCAGACGAAGTACGACGCCAACATCGCCGACATCGACCGCGTGGACGCCGAGATCGCCCGCGAGCAGAAGCTGCTCGACCTGGCGGCGGAGAAGGCTTTTCCAGAGGCCGCGCGCGAGATCGCGCGGATCGGCGGGGGAGAGCGCAAGCTCTCGAAGGAGGTCCGCGACATCTACGTCAAGTGGCTGCGCGGCGGGGATAAGGCGATCGCCAACGACGAGTGGCCGAAGGTGCTCAACGTGCTCTCCACCGGCACCGGCTCGGAAGGTGGCTTCACGGTGCAGACCGATATCGCCCGCGATCTCGTGGACGCGCTCAAGGCCTTCGGGGGCATGCGCGAAGTGTCGGAAATCTTTGCGACGGCGCAAGGCAACCCGATGAACTTCCCGACATCGGACGGCACGGCGGAGGTGGGCGAGCTGATCGCGGAGAACGTGACGGCCACCGGCCTGGACCCGGTGTTCGGGACGGTCGGGCTCAACGTGTTCAAATTCAGCTCGAAGATCATCGCCTGCCCGATCGAGCTGCTGCAGGATTCCGAGATCGACATGGAGGGGTTCCTCCGCAACCGGATCCAGCAGCGCCTGGGCCGGATCACGAACCAGATGTTCACCACCGGCACCGGCTCGGCGCAACCGCGCGGCGTCGTCGTCGGCGCGAGCGCGGGCAAGGTCGGCACCACCGGCCAGACGTTGACCGTGATCTACGACGATCTGATCGACCTGGTCCATGCCGTGGATCCGGCCTATCGTGGGTCGGGGCGGTGTGCACTCATGATGAACGATTCGTCGGTGAAGGTGATCCGCAAGATCAAGGACACCGGCGGCCGGCCGATCTGGGTGCCGGGTGACGAGCAGGGGATGACGCAGGGCGTGGCGGCCTCGCTGCTCGGCTATCGCTTAGTCACCAACCAGGACGTGGCGGTGATGGCGGCGAACGCGAAGTCGATCCTGTTCGGCGACTTCAACTACTACAAGATCCGCGACGTGATGAGCGCGACGCTGTTCCGGTTCACGGACAGCGCCTACACCAAGCTCGGCCAGGTGGGCTTCCTTGCCTGGATGCGCTCGGGCGGCAACCTGGTGGATACCGCGGCGGTCAAGTACTACCAGAACAGCGCGACCTGAGAGCGGGCGCGTTTCGATGTTCGTAGGCACATTCGTCGGGGGCCGGCTCGTATCGCGCCGGTTCCCCGGCGAATTTTTACAAGGAGCGAGTCATGAAACGACTGAGGATGCTCGTCGACAAACAGGTCGAGGGGCTGAGCTACAAGGCGAACCAGGTGGTGGATTACCCGGACGCGCTGGCGAAAAAACTTATCGACGGCCTGGAGGCTGACGCGAGCAAGGCGGGCGTCGACTATTGCATTGACGAACTTGGCGCGAAGCCGATCAAGCATGAGGATGCCGCGGAAGAGTTGGCGAAAGTGGAGCTGAAAGCCGCCAAGGAAAACCTCGACCGGTTGAACGCCCAGGTCAAGGCGGAGACCGATGCCGGCCGGCGCGCGAACCTGCAGGTCACGGCGAAAGAGGCGGCGGAACTCTACAAGGCTGCCCAGGAGAAGCTCAAGGGCGAGTGAGTTGCGACAACGATTAACGCGGCGAAGGAGACGCACATGCTGCTGAAACGCATCTACAAAAAGCCGCCCGGCTGGGCGGCGAAGCGCAATGTCCGGGACGGGGACGGGAAACTCAAGGACCCGTCGCGCCCCGAGGGCGAGCTGCTCAATCCGCCGCCGGTCGATCACGTCGAGGTCCGGCACACGGGAGTCCACGCCGAACAGAATTTCTCGACGAGCCTGGTGGACGAGGCCGTGACCGATGGCTGGATGACGATCGGCCAGGGTAAGCTGACGGTCCACGGCAAGCCGGAGGACCTGGTCTACACGATCAAGCGCGGGCCAGGGCACTACTGCTGCCACTGCGGCGAAAAGCTGCCGGACGCCGCGGCGTTCGTCGCGCCGAAAGTCACCGCCGGCATGCAGCACGTCGCGTCTGTGCACGCCGGCAAGAAGTCGCCCGACGAGGGCAACCCGGCGGGCTATTGCCGCCTCAATCACTACGAATGCGTGCTCGCGCCCGAGCAGCACAAGAAGTTCCAGGCGCGGCCGCAGGGGAGGGTCTGATGGCTGATCTCGTTTTTAATAGAGCGAAAGGCCGCGTCGCCGAGCTCTACAACCGCGTGGATCTAAACGATCCGGCGAACTCGGCGCTCATCATTCTCGTCCTCGCGACGGCGGGCATCGAGTCCGATGCGGTGCTGCGCGACAAGGACGACGTCGCGGATCTCGTCGTGGGGACCACGAACGAGGTCACGAATACCGGGTACGCCCGCAAGACGCTCACCGACACCGACATCGTCGCGTTCGCGCCGGACGACACCAACGACCGGGTGGATCTCGACATTCCCGACCAGACCTGGACCGCGGTCTTGGCGGGCGATGGCTGGAACGATTTCGTCGTCAACTACGACAATGACACCACGACCGGCACCGACGCGAATATCGTGCCGCTCACGCTGCACGACTTCGTGGTGGTGCCGGACGGCTCGGATATCACCGCGCAGATCGCGGCGGCGGGGTTTTTCCGTGCTTCGTAATCCCCCCACCGCTCTCGCGTCGCCCCCCTTTGTCAAAGGGGGGTTGAGGGGGATTTTCGCGGCGGTGCTCCTCGCCGCGGGCGCTGTGCAGGCGCTGACGGTGGAGATGGTGGTGGACTCGCCGTGGGGCGCGTGGGCGTCGGATGTGAAGGTGACGCTCGCGGCGAGCCCGCTGCGGCGTAACGCCACGACCGGGGCGCTGGAGGCGATCAGCGGGCAACGGGTCGCCCTGGGAGAGATCTCGTTCCTCCAGAAAACGCTGACCGTCACTTTTCCCGGTCAGAAGACCTCGCCGATGTCGGTCGCGGGCGTGCGGCTCTATCACTCAGCGAGCGGGACGGGATGGACGATGCCGGAGCACTCGATCAACGTCACGTTACCCGCGCCGATCATCGTGCCGCCTAGTCGCAAGCTCGATTGTCGCTACGACATGCCGATCGCGACGAAGGGGAAGGTCAGCTGCTCGGTCGTGTGAAGCTGACTGAAAAGGAAAAACAGGTGATGGAATTGCTGGTGCAAGGCAAGCGTGATCGGGAGATCGGATTGCTGCTCGGGGTCAGGCCGCGCACGGTGACGCACCGCATCTGGAGCGTCTGTAATAAGCTCGGGGCGGAGACGCGGGCGCAGGCAGCGGTGATTTTCGCGCGAGACGGAACGCGCTGATGCGTTACTACCTCGGTCCGTGGGTGCAGGGGATAACACCTTTCCTCCACTGGCGCGCTCCAGTTGGAGCGGTTGGTTGCATTGATCTTCGCTCACTTCCGGCTCACAGCACACCGGGCGTCGGTTTCTTTGCCACACCCGATGCGGTGACGCTGGGGGTGGAATACATTGAGATCGGGCAAGGCGATTTGCGCTCGATAGTCGTGTCCGCGCTTCAACGCAGCGCTATTGCTGGGAGATTTGGACTTGGCACTGTCAGCGGCACGACGCTGGCCGACTGCCTATTGGACCTGTTGACTCTTCGAGCCGATCCGACCGGAGTGAATCGCTGCAAGCCTCTGATGCCGACCATTCAGGGGAACCTCGAAATCCATCTCGGCGGCCACTCTCTGGTTACAAACAGAAAGTTCGATCTCGGGATACCGGAGGCGGTGAATGTTATCGCCGTAATTCAGGAGGACTACCGGACACTCCGGGCTGCCGCATTGCGCGGTGAGACAGCCGATCCCGAGATTCACCGGAGGGTATTGGATGCACTGGGCGAGAAGTTTCGGATAAACAATCCCGAGGATATCTTCATTCCAGCCGATCTTCCGAAGGAAACCAAACTTCCGCATGGAACAACACGTTCCGACGACTTTAATCGTGCCAACAGCGCGGCTCTTGGAACTTCGTCCGAGGGATGGTCGTGGACTGAAGTGCTCGGCGTTGACTGGGGCATCGCGGGGAACCGCGCAAATATTCAAGCCGCTAACGCTGCATTTTTAGGCGGGCGAGCCGATGCAGATTTGGCGGGTGCCGATCATTATTCTGAAGCCACCATCGCGGCCTTCACACACTCATCAGATAACGCCGCCGTAGGTGTTCAAGCGAGGTGTCGATCTTCGGATGACCAAGCGTATTTTTTTCGGGCCGTGAACGATACGACTCCTGCGCTAAAGTTTGAATTATATGAAAATCTTGGGACCGAGACCTTTACTTTGTTGGGAGAACATGCCCAAGACCCGGCTGTCAGCGATCTTATTCGCGTCGAGGTTAACGGAAGCACCATTATCGGGAAAGTGAATGGCGCCACTCTTGTCAGTGTAAGTGATACCTCTATCACCGGGCACCTCCGTGGTGGAATAACGGGTCACTCGTTTGTAGGCACTCAAGTTTTAGAGTTGGATTCTTGGGTGGCGGCGGATTTGGTGGTGGCCGCACGACCCTCATTCCGCGAAATCTCACACCGCCCGCGCCCATTTGCGCCGGGGATTGCACGGTGAATTTAACTAAGGAGCAGCGAATTTGAGTAAACAGTTTTGGGCCGAAACCCTAGCTTGGGCCACCGCAGACGGAGCGGCCGTCGCCAACACGACGACGGAAGCGATCATCTTCCCGAATATCACCATCCCCGCCAACTACATGGCCGACGGCCGGGTGCTGCGCGAGACGCTCATGGGCCGGTGGAGCAACGTGGTCACCGCGGTCCCGACGCTCATCTTCGCGACACGCTGGGGCGGTGTGACCGGCACCTTGCTCGCGCAGTCGGGTGCGATCACCACGCCGGCGACGGCGACGACGAACGCCATGTGGGACATGCACATGATCCTGCAGACGCGCTCGAACGGCGCGACGGGCTCGATCTTCGCGATAGGCTCGGTCACGATGGGCGAGGACGCGGCGCCGACGTTCGGCACGGTCACGAACTACGGCGTCAAGTCGTTCATGGGCTCGGCTGGAGTGGCGACGCCGGCCCCGGTCACCGTGGATCTCACCGCCGACACCGCGCTCTCGGACACCGCCGACTGGAGCGCGGCGAACGCGGCGAACACGATGCAGGGCCACATCAAGATTCTGGAGAGCCTGAACTGATGACAATCATCGCGGTAGTGGACACGACGCGGATCACGGAAACGCGCAACCGGATACTTAACATGGCGGCGGAGATGGACCTCGACTCCACGGTCCTGATCGCGGCCGTCGCCGACGTGGTCGGCCTGACGATGGCCGTGCTGAACAAGAACGGCGCGCAGCACCAGCGGGTCGGGATCGACGCGCGGCTGGAAGTGTTTTGCGACCGCGCGCGGGAGACCTTTTTGCAGACGACGCGGGACATGGTGGAGCACAAGACGATCAGCGAAGCCGTGGCGCACGGGCGGCTTCGAACCTGAGACATGGGCACGACGCTGGCGCACGGTGGAAACACCTTCGAGGATAACTCGGCTGTCGGCGTCGTCGGCTTGTCGGATGCCAACAATGCTGCCGCCGAGGACGGAACGCATGTTACGTGGGTGCTGCTGTTAGGGCAGGGTGGTCATTATCTGAGGGCTACGAATCACCTGTTCGAGGTTCCACTCGATGCGAAGATAGTGGGCGTCCAGGTTGGAGTGAAGAAAGGTT